GCTTCTGCACTACCAGATTCAATTGCTGCAGCTAATTCTTTTTGTGCAGACTCTAAACCTGATGATATAGTTGTCTCAAATTTTTTAATGTAATCAGAATCCGTTTTTTCAAAACGTTTTTCTAATACTTGTCTTTTTTCTTCTACAGCTTTTGCATACTCAATAGCAGCTTGTTCTCTTCGCTCTGCTTCTCTCATCTTACGTGTAAGTTTTGCAATTCTTCCTTGCACACCTTTACTGTATTCTTCTAACTCACTATCTGATTTTTTTTCTTCTAGTTTTGTTTCTCGTTCGTTTTCAAATGTTTTATCTGTTTCTGTTTCTTGTTTCGGCGCTTCAGTATCAATTACTGACTCGTCTTTTGCTTCTTCGATATCTATTGTAGCATCAGGTCCTGATGTATCAATGGGTACCATTTTTTTATCTTCTTCTGGCATAGTTACTCCTTCCTATGTTTAGAACTCATGCAAGATGTCCTCTGGACTATCAATTGTTGCTAACACTTCATCGTCGTTTAGCAGACGCATTTCCCCACCATCTATTTTGATTCGGCTACCTGCATAACGTGCAAACATTACCCAATCATTTACTTTGCACCACGGACCCTCAGGATATCTCTCCTTATCCTTATAACATTGTGAGCCCATAGCTAAAACCAAACCAACTTGAGATGCAACTTGTTGTTTCTCTAAAGTTGTTTCGGCTAATACTAATCCACCTTTAGTTTTTTCTTTCATCTTGAAAGGTAAAACTATCATCCTCCACCCAGTAGGTTTTGGTAATTTTGGTTCTTTTACTTCTTCTTTTTTTTCTGATTTTTTTACACCAACAAGATCATTGTTTGGTGTTAATATCGATGACTGTTCCTTCATTATGCTCCTTCTCGTTTAGCAGGTTAGAGATTTCCTGACGCACTGATTCCAGTGCATTAATTTGTCCTATTATATACTTATAATTTTCCATACTGTCAACCCCTCCGGAAGTTACCGAAACTGACAATTGTTCTATTCTTGAATCTAAGAATCTTAAAGTTTTATTTATTACTGTTTCTAATTGCACTAAACACCAACTTTCTTCATAGCTTTTTTATGACTTTTTGAAAATGACATTCCTTTTTTCATGTCTTTTTTCATGCTTGTCATATGCTTTGAAGAATGATGCTTACTATGTTTTTTAAGTGTTGTTTTTTGTCTTTGAGTTAACATTTCCATCTCCTTCGTGCCTGTCTTAGTCTTGAATTTGGATTAGCCGCAGCTTTAGGAAATTGTTTCATTTGTCCTGCACTTCTTGCGCAGTACGATTTTCGCCTGTTAGCGGCAGCGGACCCTTTTTTAACTTTACCGGTCACAGCTGTTTTTAATTTAGAACCGGGATTTTTTCTTCTATAGGCAGCGACACCGGCTCGTGTCATACCTGCTCCAGACTTTGTGGATCTAAAGTTTTTTTTATTTCTCGCGGGCATGTTATCTTGTTTTCTCATTATGCGAATGTTTTTACGTTAGTTGGTTTACCGCCAGGATTACCTGCTGCTCGTTTTCGTTTGACAGCACTCGCCTTTTGCCCTTTTGACATCCGTGTGGCTTTTGCAAGTGGGACGCATTTTGGATATTTCCTCTTTGAGCCTTTGCTTCTCCCGCATGGTTGATATTTTCCGTCTTTCTTCGGTGCTCCAATGTCCACCCATTTGTCCGCTACCCATTTTCTTAAACCACCCTTTGAAAAGTGTGTACGCATTACGAATTCTTTCCGTAAGCATTCCCTTTACCTTTAGTGGCCATCTTACAAACTGAACCAGCGTTTTTATATCCCATTCTATCATTCATCATTCCACCACCCATAGCTTTTTTACGGCTACCTTTTTTTCCACCTGGTGTAACTTTACCTGAACATACGGCTGAACCGTACATGTTAGCGTATGCTGAAGGATATACTTTGAATTTTCTTTTAGCGGCTGCTTTGCCTTTTGCACAAAGCTTTGCCATTACGAATTTTGTCCGTAGGCTCTGCCTTTGCCTTTATTTGCTTTTCCACAACCTTTAGAACCATCTTTGTAACCCATTCGTCCACCGTCTTTTTTTAATTGATATGATCCTGGATGTCTTTCCATAAGAGTTTTTGCTGTTCTCTCTTTAGTGGGTGTACCAATAACATTTCCATCTTTACCTATTACGGTTCCTTTTTTCTTTTTATCTTTAATAGAAAGAAGTTTACCTCTAACAAAAGGATCTCCTTCTTTTGCAATTAAATCATCAATGTTTTTTGATGTTGGGTAACTAGATAAATCTGTTTTAGTTTCGGTCTTTGTAGGTTTTTTCTTACCAAAAATTTTTTTACCTACTGCTTTACCCCCTTCAATAATTCCTTTTAATACTCCGGCCATTATTTATTCCTTAATTTTTTAAAATCAGCACCATCAATCTTATTTGGATTGCCGGCTAGTTTTGCTATTTTCATTTGTTTAGCTGATAAATTTTTCTTTGGACCAAACGTTTCTTTTATTTTTTGAACGTTTGTTTTTCTAGGATTAGGAGTACCAAATTTTCTACCAATTCTTCCACCATCAGCTTTTTTTTCAAAAGCTTTATCAAGCATACCTTTAATTACTTTAGTATTTTCTCCTTGTATTCTTTTATAAGCTTCTTTATTTGATTCTGATTTTCCTTTATTACTTTTAAAAGTAATAGGTTGTTTATTTGTAATTTCAAATTGTGTTTGTTTTAATTTTGCAGCAGAGGCTTTTGTTTTTTGTTTTAAAATTTTTAATTTAGCTAAAGCTTTTTCTTTTTCTGTTTTAGGTACGTTTGTTATAACTTTATTAATAGCTTGACCTACACCTGAAAATAATTTTTTACCTAAATTATAATATCCTGACATTATTTTTTTCCTCCGTTTTTAAAAATCTGTGTTCCCTTTATACCATAAATACTCGCAACTACAAGAATCCATAAATTTGTAAACCATTTTGGAAGCTCTGAAAACATCTCAAAAAACAGTTTTACCTTGTCCATTGCTCCCGGATCGTCACTTACTACTGCCCAGGCCAGAATTGCGATTGGCAAACTTAAAATTATCAAAACTGCCTCGTCCTTCCAATCTGACTGACGGGCTTCTAATAATTTTCCCTGGTAAGCTTCCTTACCTTCAGCCATACGAGACGCATGCATTAATTGTGCGTCTGACATTGCCATTTTAGTCTTCTGCTTGTTAGCATAAATTTTACTTCCAGCAGAGACGGCTAATTTAATTGCCGAAAACCACATATTAGTACCAAGTAGCGATTTTTTTCTTTTCAGCTAGCATTCTTTTAGTCCCTCTAACTTTTTCCTTATCTCCAGTAGGAATATTGTTATAGGCTTGGTCTGCAGTAGTCTTAGATCTTGGATCTACCTCTACATTTTGACTTGGAACTGCCATCTGTTTTGTTTTTTTATAGTTCATCATAGTATTATCTCCTTAACATTAATTATCGTCCATTACAACAGCTGCTTGATCAATTCCTGACTTTGCAAGACTAACTCCAGCTCGTAATTTTGCTAAATCTTCGTTCTGATCTAGTTTATCTTCAGATATTTCTTGCGCTTGCATTAATTTTGCTCTTGCAAGGTCTTCATCTGCCTTATCAGCATCTTTTTTTCTCTCATTTTCCATTGCACGAAGGTCAACCTCACGTGATTTTAATTTTAAAAGAGGATCATTGTCAAATTGTGACGTAATTTCTTTTTCTTCCTTCATATATTCCTCTGTCATCTCTGCAATCAAGATAGCTTTTCTTGATTCTACTTGATTTGTCATTGCTTGTAATTGTGCTTGTAGCTGTGGATTAGTTGCTGCCTGTTGTTGCATCATCATCATCTGTTGCATTTGTTCTCTAAACTCTAATTGTACCTGTTCTTGTGCCATCAAACTAATATGTTCTAAAATATTTTTTTGTATTGCACCCATTACTGCAGGATTATTTCTTACAATGTTAGTTGACATAAAATTTAAGTGAGCTGTGATGTGTGCTCTGTGGTCTTGACCAGGAAACGCTTGAAAAGGTTTGCCACCTAAAGCATTGATGTGTTCTAAACTTGGGTCCATCGGTGCAGTTGGCGCTGGTGGTGGTAAAACTGCATCAACATCTTTTACACCTATTGCATTATACATGTTTCGGTATACTTGATACATATTATGTAGTTGTGGATTTGCTGTTGCAATCTGTAACTGTGTTTGGGCCAAAGTAATTCTTTGAGACATAGAAAATATATTAGGATCCGCTACTGGTACAATATCAACTCTATTATCAAAATCAGTTTGTTTAATATTTCTAGCACCACCTACAACATCGTATGGATATTCTGGTGGTAAATATTGTGCAACTATTTTAGATAATAATCTAAATTCATTCTTCATTGCTGCATAACATCTTTTATGAATAGCTGACATTACTCTTGAACCACGCTCTAATAACGCAACAGTTGTTCCAACTGCAGCGGCTTGATTACCATCACCCACTTGCATATCAGCAATACTCGCGAATCTCTGACCAGCTTGTACAACAATACCTAATAAGTTTAATAAAGTCTGAGATGGTTCTTTGTATGGTAATGGAAAGAATGCATCTCTTAAATTACCACCTGGTGCATCAACATCTTTGAACTCACCTGGTTGTATTGGAGATGCTTCGTCTCTAACTCTAACACCTCTTTGTTTAAAACCTGCTGGTAAGTTTGATAAAGTTCCTGCGTCTAATAATTGACGGAGAGCCGCCGTTGCCGTACGACTCAATCCGCCAATCATATGAATGAGTCCAAAGCCATAAAATCCAAGTCCTGGCAGAAATTTAAAATGGACAAAATATTGGATCTTATTTTTCTTTAGATCATCGGGCGCATAGTTTCTCCGTATAGAGAGTACTACTCGGCTGCCTTCTTCTACAGTTACTATGTAGGGCAATTTTATTCCGGTTGGCTCACCTTGAGCATCAACCTCTTCGAAACCTTCTAAGTCTACATTAACATGACACTCTAACAAAGTGTATACAGGTTCGTTCTTACCTGTTTTCTTTGTACCATCTAACTCACGTTCTTTTTTTGCAAGTTCGTTATTTGTGTCTGTTCCTGGTGAACCCAGTTCTACATCTCTATAGAAACCGCTGACTTGTTGTTTTCTTAATT